CCAATAGCGGTGTCCGCGATGCCAGACTCACCGGCCCTAAACCCCTTGCCACCCATCTTTCCTTCTAATTCTGCCGCAGCGGCGTTTGTTCCACTTTGCATCTGGCGCCGAGCCAGGTTATAAATTCCCTGGCGCTCTGGTTCAGATAGCCCAATGTCCGCTGTGACAGGGGTGGTTAATTCCTGCATCCAATACTTCATGCCGGTAGGAGAGTTGGGATTAATGATGGGCTCCGTTCCCCCACCCTTCCAACCGTATTTCTCTAGTGCCGCGGCCATTAGAGTACCCCCTGCCCATTGTACATCCGTCCGGGCGCTACCCCGCGATTGGCCTGCCTGGTGGATTTCCGTTGAGCCCGCTGGGCCTGGTTGGCCTGCGCCCTAGCGCCGAGTCCTTGAAATCCGCCCTGCAAGGACTGGAGATAATTGGCGAGACCGCCTTGCTGCCCACCTTGCGCAGGCCCGCTCATACCGGCATCAGGTAGCGGGCCACTACCCGAATTTTTAGAGAAGTCCATGGGGCCTACTGGCCCGCCAGGAATTGGACCTGCGTCTAAAGAACTGGGGCCACCCACGATACCGCCAATCAACTTGGCAAGGTCCGGGGGTCCTGGCGTTCCCGGGAGAGAGCTTGCCTGCCCCGAAGGGAGTATCCTGCTTATTGGCAGCGGGCCACCCACAATGCTGCCCGGGGCATTTACCTGGCCCCCCAAGGCGGGGCTAGAGACCTGGCGAAGCGGTTGCCCCATTCCGTCGCGTACCCCAACGGGCCTGCCATTGGGCCTTCCCTGTGCCATAAGATCACTGTATTTTCCAAAGATATCCATGTTATGCTCCTATCCCGTATTTCCTTAATATATCATTGATATAGGCTTGATCTTCCCGGCCCCCGCCAGGCCCACCAGAAACGCCAGGGCTAACTGCGCCGCCCGCTCCAGCAGGCGCCCAAGCCCCATTGGCCGCGGGCACGCCTCCGGGGCCGCCGTATGTCGTTTCTCCTCCAACCCACGAGGGAGGCGTTCTTCCACCCCACGGATTAGTGCTGTCCCAAGAGTTAGGGTCACGCTGGGCCGTCCCGAGGGAAGCTAGGATGTCCTTGAAGTTCAAGCCCATGGAGGAGGCGCGGTCTGGACTTACCTGTTCTCCTGCCCTTCCCATCAATAGGCGGTCGAGAGTGTCACCAAACGACCCGGCGTTCTGCTCATAGTTGACACGGCCTAGCTCCGGTTTCAGGTATTTTTGTACATCGGACTGCTCCTGGCCACGCTTCTTTTGCCAAGTCTCGTATTCCCTCTTCTCCGCCGCCGCCTTGCCTGCCCCGGACATTGCGCCCCCAAGTAAGCCAGCTATTCCCGAAATGATTGAAGCGACAACCTCCGCGGCAAACAACATCACGGGCATAACCAAGGAGTGCAACGGATTGTGTAACGGGGACAACATTTGCACCGCTACTTGAACCATTTCCATCATTGGAATCATTATGTTCTCCTAAGTCCTAGATATGTTCCCAGTCCGTTGCCTATGGCCCAGGCTGCCATCGGTAGCAGCAAGTTGCCTTTGATTAGGGCGGCTAGTATGAAAGTCGAAAAAAGCGTGACTACCGTGGCCAACGCTGGCCCCCAGAACAGTCGCCGCTGATATATGGCAAGGTAGTACCTTGTCAACATGTAGTCGAATACTACGCCAAGCGCGAAGTATAAGAGGAGGGTCATCTTGGCTCCTCATAAGAAGAACACCAATAGGGTGGCGCCTATGACCACTGCCGCTGCTACCCATCCCCAGTTGTCCTTGAGCCACGGTTGCGGTACGGGGGGAACCGGAGGCTGAGGAGGCTCCGGTGGTTCGGGAGGATCGGGCGGTTCAACGGGCGGCTCGTAGTGATACTTCTCAACGGGGTCTTTGCCGTACGCCGCCTTGTAGATGGCCTTGACTGTCGCCGTGATACACGCCAAGTCTTCCGTCTTGGGGAGATGCTCGTACGTGAAGTCGTTCCCGTACTTCAACGTCATCTTCACGACCTCCGCCCATCTCGCCGCCGAGGGGCGACGGCGCAACTTGCCGTTGTATATGTCGAAGTCGCACGCGCTGTCCCCGTCGAACACCCCGTCGTCCGATAGCCAGATGCGGATACCGTTGTCCGCTTCCCGAGCCCACCAGTAGAGAGCCTGGTCCAGCCGGTTCGGCTTGGCCGGATAGCCCTTGCCGCCGACGCTGTGGGTTTCCTTCCATATCACCAGCTTCATCGGGTCGCCGAACTCCAGCCCCGTTATTTTCTTCAACAGGTCAAGCATCCCGGCATCGCCCTCGTAATTCCCGTTGACGTAGGGGGCATCCTTCGTGTGCGCCCCGTAGGTCATCATCTTGGGGTCCAGTTCGGGGAGGATAGGGAAGATGCACGCCCGCACCAGTTCGTCCATCCGTGCGTCGTTCATCTCGTTGCCCCATGCCCACGCGACGCCTAGGCCCGCGAACTCGTCACGGCACTTCTGAATCCAGGTCTTGATGAACGGGTATGCGGCAGGCTCGTAACAGGAGGTTATGCCCTGAGTGTTCGTTACCCACGGACTCCACTTTCTGTAGTCACCTGAGAATTGGCAGTTGTCGAGCCAGCAGAACCAGGTGGTCATTCCGTACTGCCGGGCTATCTCGATGACGCGCTTGACGATGGGGAAGTACCAGTTATTGAATGCACCGAGATTGAACGCGGTGCAATCTGCGTTCAATGCATAGGGCTGAAACTGAGACTTGACGCCGTATGGATGAGGCGACCATACTCCCCACGGCAAGAGCCTGATGCCATCAGCCCCGGCGTTCGCCACGGCGCAGAACTCGATGTTGACCGCGTTCTCGTCCAGATACCACTTGTCCAACGCCTTGTCGTACTTGACGAACCTCGGGTCTTGGAGAAGCGCGATGCAGCCGTAGACTATCTGTTTCATATCGTCTCCTCCCTCCACGGGTGTGTCGGCGCGTAAGAGCGAGTTATGTTCATTGCGTCACCTTCCACGTGCAGGTGTCAAAAAGCATGGTGCCAGCCGTGGCGGTTTGTTTGCTAAGATAGAAATAATATGAGTCTGATGTCGCCGTCAGTACGTGCGAACCCTGAACCCATGAGCCAGAGGATGTACCGGCCACATGGTGTTGGTCGCCCCAATCCGAAGTCCGAGCTAGGGCCACGTCATACGCTTCGTTGCCGGATGAGCCGGATTTCACATAAAACGAAACGGTATAGGAAATCCCCACAACCAGACCCGTCACGGTAGCATAAGCGTCGCCCTGCGCCCCGCTTGCTTGGGTTATTTCAAGGCAATTTCCAGATTGCCCTCCAGCAATCGAGGCGAGCGTAGAATCCGAGGCCGTCCAGCCCGTAGTCGTCGAATCGAACCCTCCATTAACAACTTTTTCCTGAGCCGTCAAAAGCCCGTGCGCGGCAAGAGTGTCGAGCATATATTTAATTGCCGCCGTGTTCGCCGCCGTGGTCTCGGCTGGTTCGGCAATAGCGGTCTGTCTATTCCCGACAACCTGAACGCTATCGACTTGATAGGCCCCGCCGACATCGGCATTGTTTGTAATATGCACATGGTCCCACGTCGGCCCGTCTGCCGTCGTAAGGCCTACAATGTCCTTCTGCGCTATCTGTACATCGGCTACCTTGTACACGCCCGTGACGTTGATGTTCCCCGTTACGTCTAGTTTCTCGGCAGGGGAATTGTCATTGATGCCGACGTTGCCGCCTGCTGTGATACGTAGACGTTCTGACCGAGACGTTCCCCCCAGAGACGTTGTGGAAATAATTAGAAAGGTTCCCCCGTGGGTGGCGTCGTGGTCTTCCTCTGCGTATGCTAAAATAGCCGCTAGATTACGGAAACTGGGGGTTGCGTTATAACCACTAGCAAATGCCAAAAGACCAAGCCTGTCTCCAGTCAGTGTGGGCGAAGGAGAGGCTACGGTCCCCCTGACCTTTCTAAGTTGGACCTCACCAGCGGTAGAGGGAACCGTCCCTGCGTATGCTGTAACCTGTACAATAGAGTTGAACAGAGATACTACTGAACCGTTGGTTAAAACTTCTAGTTGCGTACCGCTAGTCCCAAGGAGATGTACATGGTCCCACGTCGGCCCGTCTGCCGTAGTAAGGCCCAATATGTCGGCCTGTCCTATCTGCACATCATCGACCTTGTACACGCCCGTGACGTTGATGTTCCCGTTCACGTCTAACTTCTCGGCGGGGGCCGTGTCGTTGATGCCCACGTTGCCGGAGGTCAGTATCCTGACCGCCTCGCTTCCATTGGCATAAAGCGTCACGTAATTATTAGCGGCAGTCGCGCCAATCCTAACCTCACCAGTAGCCCCGATGGCTTTGATGGTTGCCGCCTCGCCCCCCCCGGTCCACAGGGACAATCCCGCAGTCCAAGGATTGTCTGCGCCCTGCACAATCAGGCTGGCTTCGGTTGATTTATAAACAGTCAGGGGAGCGTTAATGTAATGCGCGACAGAGATGTCCCCGGCAAGGCCGACGGTAAAGTGTTCTTGCGTCCCGGTAAAAAATCGGATGGCCCCTGCAGTATTGGCCGCCATGAAATATATATCCCCTGGATGGGTAGCATCATTAACCCCGTACAGGGAGAATGACGCACCACGAGACGAATCAACCGCCCCCGCCGCGATTGCGGATAAGGCCCCGTCGTCTGAACCTACCGAGGTGGTAGACAGGATGGCTCCGTTTTTTTCAATATGAACATGGTTGAATTGCGGCCCGTCTGCCGTGGTAAGGCCCGCTACCGCCGCCTGATTCAGCGTCGCAAAACTAGGTGCCGCGCCCGTCGTACCAGCAAGATAACTCCCCGTCGCGCCCTCTGCCGTAGCCCCGATAGCGTTCGCCGCCTGACCGTACAGAACGCCGTGGTCTGTGAACGTACTCGCGCCCGTACCACCCTCGGACACGGGAAGGTCAGTCGTGAGGTGAAGATGGTCAAAGGTTGGGCCGTCTGCGGTTGTCAGCCCCGTTATCGCCGCTTGGGGATGGCTATCCGCCGCCGTCAGGTTAGCAAGTGAGGCATGGTCAACCGCCGCGCTCAAAGTGAACTGCGTGGAGAACACAGATTCTACGGAATATAACGGGACCGTCCCCTTTTTAGTTATTACCCTACCAATCAACCCCCCCCAATTGGTCATATACGGAGGAGGGGCCGGGACAGTCGCCGCCTGTGCCAAGCCCACATTGGCATAACTAGACGTTCCCAGTGCAATATATAAGTTTCCCTCGGGACACAGATACACCCAATAAACACCGTAATTGCTTCCCGATAGGGCCGTCAAGTCTGTACCATTCTGATACGTTTCGTATATGGCGTGCCCACCGGTAATTTCTTCGGAGAACAATGAAAGCGCGGCCGTCCTTGTCCACGCCCCCGCCTCGTGTTTATACCAAACAAAGAAAGTTGTTTGGGCACCTGTCGTATATAGAATGTTGGCAACATACCATGAGCCCGCGTCAGATTGAATCCCACCCAAAACCCCCAGCGCGGATAACACCCCCCCGCTCACCCTGTCCATGTCCCCATATTTCAGGATAAGCCGGTCGTGGGAGCGGCGGTCTTTGTTGTAAAGATTGTGCCCGTGTTGCTGGACCTCAAGCGTCGTCCCGCTAACCCACACTCGGGCGACGGTGAACATGGTGTATTCGTCTATGGTAGAACGGGTCGTCGTGGCCTTGTATGTTAGACTCCCGCCATCGTAATCAATGTAAATCCAATTTACCGCCCCATCGGTCAACCCGGTTGGCGTGATGCTTGTTTGGGCGGCTTTCTTGAAATATATCAGGGGGCTTGTCCCTAGCGTATTCCCGGTGAAAATCATTCCGTCCAAATCGGTTATGCTTACTGTGGCTCCCGTCCCCTTGGTCACAGCTCCGCCCGTCAATCTTCCCGCAGAGCGAGTCGTGTTCAGGAAGTCTTGGGTGTCGTCGTATGTGGGCGTTCCCAAGCCACCGGGGATAACGATATCTACCGCATTGGGAGTGGCCCACGCCGGGGCCGCAGACACCGCGCCCGTACCCGTCTGCGAAAGGTACTGTTTTACCGCCGTCGTGTTCCCTGCGTACCGCGCCCACTTAGAATTGGGCGACGCCCCCTGCCCAGAGATGATGTCGCCAAGCACCACACTTGCCGCCGTGCTGTCGCCGTGTGTCGCGCTGAGGATGCTATGGTCCGGCAGGTCCGAGCCCGATGCGATAGACAGCACCCCGACACCCGCCGTCGTCGTATTCTTCAGGATGCCCGTCGCCAACGCGCCCAAGGATTGCTCGGCGCTCAGGTCGCCCGACAACTCCTGCACTATGTACTTCGCGTCCGCGTGTGCGAAGTCTGCGGCGTGATGGCCCTGAAGAAGATGGGCGTTGAAGTTAGCGACCTCGGTCGTGCTAGTCACGACAAGCGGCGCAGTACCGTCAGCGATGGTCAGGTGTAGATGGTCAAAGGACGGCGCGGCAGTAGTCAGCAAACTCTGGTCGTGATGGTAGCCGTCCACAAGCCCCGCATTGAGGTTCGTACAGACCGTTGTCGAACTCACGACGACCGGGGCAGTCCCCGTCGCCTTCGTGCTGATGAACTGCCCGCCCGTAGCCTTGATGTTCCCGACGCCCTCGATGGTCTCCGTCGGGATCGTCGTGCCGACGCCGAACCGCACATCCCCCGTGAACCGCGCCACATCGGCCATCTGGCCATAGATATCGCGGAGGCGAATCTGCAAACTCGCTTCCCCGGCTACCTCAGTAGAAGTCGCCGTGTACTTGTAGATGCAGGTGTCATCGTGGCTGGCAAGGTAATGGTGGGCATTATAATAGAATGCTTGGTGAATATCGGAAGCCGCCACGGTGAACGTCGCCACAAGGCTTAGGTCTGACTTTAGCAGTTGGTCAACCCGGCTGGTATTGACTCCGACATAGAGATACTGCCCAGAGAGCCAGAGCGTGTCGTTCTGCATGGGGTTTACAACAGCCGTCAGGTCCACGAACGACCCATCCATATTGAGGCGAATTATCCCGTTGGATAGGTCGTCAAGAACGTAAATGAAAGACCCGTCTACGGCTATGCCGTCAGGCCAACAGAAATGGGGGTCACCCACGGGATAGGAAACCCTCCAAATGAGAGACATATCCGAACAACGAACCTTCCTGATTCCGTTGCTCTGGTCTGTGAGATAAAGATGCCCACCCCAGTAGAAAATAGACGTTATGGTTTCACCAATTAAGTCAGTCGAGGAAACGTAAGACAGGTCTGAGCATTTATATTTTTCGATGTACCTCTGCCCGCCATACTGTTCGATGACATAGACGTGTTCCGAATCGACTGCCAGTTGCGCGAAGGACGAACTCGCAATCGTGACCCGCAGGGTTTCCGTCCCGGTAACGGGGTCAACCTTGACTAAACCCCCTGTTGCATTGACGGAATAGTACAGATGTGTCCCGTCCGTCCCGGCCCCACCGGCGGTCTCTGCTGTACCCGTTATCGGCGTCTGCCACGTATCAATCAGCGTGAACTCTGCCACGGGCGGCGTTATGGCATCGCCGGATTCCAGCACCAGTACATCGTGGTCGTCCCCGAACAGCGAACCTGTACCCAACTTCCACTTGTCGCCGTCGCTATCATCCACGCCCATCGTGTACTTGACGACAGGCGTTGCGCCGAGGGCGAACTGCAGGACGGGGTCGCGGGCGGTATCGGACTGGTTGGTAATTCTGAAAATAGGCTGAACTTTCGTTGCCGCAAGTTCCATCAGCCCTTCGAGGTCCTTGTTGAAATCGAGGACAATGTCGTGTCCAGCATCAAACGTAAGAAAGGCACGGTTCGCTTGCCCTGCCCGTTTGTCCCCGGCCTCTACGACAATGAAGGCCGAGTCTTGCGTGGTGCCGCCAGCCCCTGCACTAATTGTAACCCACCCGTTCTTGGCCCAAATATCTATCTGGTCATTCCATTCCGGGTTGTTAAGCGTAATGTCATTCGTTATGGTTAGAAGATTCAGGTATCCAGACTTGGCCGTATTGGTAGATTTCCACCCCGTCTCTATGTCTGCCCGCATTGTTCCAGAGCTGTCTGTCCCATATAAATGGCAGTATGAATCCGCACCGATGCCAGCCTCGAATATCGGATAAACATCTATTTCTGGCTGTGCCCCAGACCAGATATCCACCAAAAGAGAGGCCGTTCCGTCTGAAGCATAGGTCTCTATTAACGACGAACCAGAGCACAAGGTTAAGTCATACCCGGTTCCTGGGATAGACCACGAGTGGTCAACCCCTAACGTAAATCCAGTCACAGGCGTCGCGCCGACTGCGAACTGCATAACTGGGTCTCGGGCAGTATCGGAGGCATTGGTCAAGCGCAGATAGGGGGCCGCGGCGCTGTCGTAGATGCCGAGGCCGCCAATGACACGCAACTTGTCCGTTTTCTGCGACTCCCCGCCGATAGTAACATACCCGGTAGGCCGATAGATATCTGCCGCGTTGTCAGACGGCTTCCAATAACAGTCATAATGTTGAACTAGAACGTCGTGGGCAGTGGTAATCGCAGGGCTTCGATCATTCTCGACATCAACGAGATGATTAATCGCCTTCTTAAAGTCCTCCAATACCACGGTCAATTGCTTGTCCGGGAACCGAGACTTTAAGACAACGTGTTCTAGGGACATTAACGTCTTCCCTCAATCCTGAAGTATGGATTAACAGATAACAGGGTGAATCTATTGGCAGACGTATCTGTTAGGATGAACCTAAATTTCTTTCCAACCATGGTGTCCACAACATCAAGGTTCTCGGACACTACGCCATCGACCCCTGTGTAGGGTGAGTTCGTGAACGGGTATGTGGTCCCCATGGCCCCGCCCTTGGTCAACGACACGTAATCCGTGCCAGTAACAAAGTCTACGTCGTAGTACAGCCGGGCAACGCCCGAGCCGGACGTAACGCTGGACGCGTAGGACACGTTAATGCCCCGCATGGTCATGGTAAGACTCTCCGGGGCTCCGAAGTTGTACCACCCGGTCTCCATCCTCACGGCGATGTTGTTCCCCTCGTCCTGAGTGCCTGAATCTAATAGGTACAGGAACCCGGTGGAAGAGCCAGCAACGGGACGAGTAATCCCGTTAGCGTCTGTGTACCATCCAAGGGTGGTGAACACGTGGTTGTCATATTCGTGATATGTATACCCAATGAAATTACTTCCCGCGACTACCTGTTCGCCAGAATCCTGGTAAAGAGATTCCAGCAGATGCGCGACAAGAACTATGTTATTATAAGTAGCATGGTATAGGTTGAACTGCAACTGGAACTTCTCTGGATAATATATGGCCGTATATTCTGCCGCAGCTGCCGTGGTCAAATACTGCGCTCGGTTGATGGCCTGCAGTTTCTTCCCTACGTCGAATACCGTTCTGCCGTCAGTGGCCTTCCACCCTTCCTCTGAGATAAAGTATACCTTCCCGCCAACTGGAACAATGGCCCACGGGGCGATACAGCCAATCCCGTTGGAAATCGTATACCACTCTACGAAGTCGCCTTCCATGACGGCGATCTTATTCTTCTTGAATACAATTAGGGATTCTGGTAGAGAGGCGATCCCGGTGATTGGGTTCCCGTCCGCCTTATCGAAGTATTGATAGTTGGTAGACGGTACGCGTTCCGGGGCACTCGGAGCACTAAACATGAACAGTGAAGCCCCGTCTTTTTCAGCGGGGCAATTAGCATAGAACATCCTGTTCTTGTGCAGAATAATGAACTTGGATTTGGGGGGAGGGGTATTGTCGTTAGTCGCCAACAGGGTCAGGTCGTTGTCTTCCTTGGTATCGGTATACGCCCAGTCAGAAGCACTCGTGGTCTTAATCGTCCAGTAGCCGTTGGCAGTATGCCCAGTCACCGCGGCAAAGTTCCAGGTGGTATTTTTCCACGTGTTCGCGGTCAATAGCATATTTGTGTTGGGTCCCCACGTCGAACCCTCGTCTTCAGACACTGCGTACGTGTCCCCAACCTTGGAGAGAGTCCAGGTGTCTCCTACAACATGCCCCGCAGTAGAGTTCCAATGCCAGGTGGTATTCCCGTACGTGCAGGTCCCGGTACTCATGTCTTGCCCAACGCCAGGGTACGTCAACCCTCCGTCGGGCGATACCTTGTAATGATTAATCGTTCCCCCGGCCAGGCTCACGCATTTGATGATCAGGTTCACCGTGTTATCAACGGTGTTAGCCGGAGTATGCAAATCATTCAACCCGCTTCCCTTGAAAGCGGCGGTAACCGTCACGGCTTTAGCGGTCATGACCTGTACGCGGAGATTGACAGTTGAGTCCAACGTATTGGCAATCGTTCCCAAGTCGTCCAGTCCGCTGCCTACGTAAGCCTTTGTTAATGTGTTGTTTACGGTGTGGTCATTGGCTATGCGAATAACCTGGAAATACTGGTTAGAGTCCGTATCCCCAGTGCCCATGTTCAGGGTTCTGAATATGGCGATATGATCTACTTGAGGGTCGTCACTGTAGGACCCAGTTAATGCTACCCCTTGATTTGCCACGGTAACATCATTGCTGGCAGGAGAGTAGTTCCCAATTAAAGCCGGGAATGTTTCCCGCACAAAAGCGTAAACATACTTATACGTGCCCGTGAACCCAGCGCCCGTTGCCAACACGGTGGGGGCCGTAGCCGGAGGCTGCAATCCAACGACGTCTACCTTGGTGGTATTGAAAATCTTGAAGTTGGGGTCGGTTCCATTGACACAATAGCAATACCCGTCATGGGTTGCAAAGCTCATCCTTAGTCCATCAGTTAAGCCGGAAGCAATCGGCTCCCACTCTTCGCCAGCAACGCCGCCCCAGTACCCCAGCTTCGTACCGCTGCTGACAAGAAGAAAATTGGTTGCCGGGAACGACAGGGCCGCGTCGCCGGGGGCCTTGTACTCATAGATAGACTTAATGGCCGCCCCGCTATTGAATGCCACAGAACGCAGCAGGGCACATCCGGCTCGTTTCTCCAACGCCCTGTAGGAGTTTAGGCTGAAGTTCTTGGCATCTACAAGCCAACCAACCTCTACCTTGGAGGGGTGCGCAGTCCAGTCCAATCCCATATAGAAGTTATCGAGATTGAATACGCTGGGAGCTGCCCTAAGCATTGGTCGTACTCTGAAGAAGACGGATTTTCCCGTCGTCAAACATCCATGCCCCATCGGCAAATGACCTTTCCTCGGAAAAGTCCTGCATTTCCTGGATTTGGCCTACTGTCGTCATGGACAAATCAACCGTGGCGGCCTGCCTGAACATCTTCTGCATTTCAAACAAGTCCGCGGTTATCTCTTTATTCTTCCCCCGAGCCAGCATGGCGGCTTCCACAGCTACGAGGGCACGCATGGAGTCGGGGAAATCGGTCACTTCGTCTGCGGCCTTCATGTACCACACAATATGAGTGGTCGGGGCCGAGGTATCGTTCGTATATTTGAAGTATTCGTCTTCTCCTATCGGGCCGCGAATCTTGTGGCCCTCAGAGTCATTGACATGCGAAACCTTGAAACAGTCTGATGGCAAAGAAGCTACCCCGGCTACGAAAGTCAGGGTGGTATAGGTTTTTTTGATGTCCCACATCCACGGGTAAAACTCTCCCTGAACCCGGGACATCGCAAACTGAACATATAGAGTAATCTCGGCGTCGGTCCACCACTTCGCGGTGGCCTCTCCGATGAGACTTCGGACAAACGAGGTGACATTTGCAGATGTTATCATATTAATCCCTATGGATAAAGACCGTTGGCTCTAAAGCGTGATGCCATATAGACTTGGCCGCGGCTCTGTGTTGGTACGTGTTCTCAGCGTCATTGGCAATCTCCTGAGTCCTGTTGGCCTCGTCTATCTGACGAAGCAACATCTTCGCATGCCTCGCGTTATACAGGCCCCTGCGCAGCATGTACAGGTCATCCGATACGGGTTCTTTGTGTTTGCATGAGCGGACGAACGTGCTGAACCACAATCGGTCTAGTGCTCCCCAGTTCTTGAGACGAGGCAAGCGGAAGGTGTTCCTGCGAACTTCCCATCTCCGCTTCAGCGGGTTATACATAGCGAAGTAATCTTCGCAAATCAACTTGAGTTCTCTATCGAACCAACTCATCTATCCTCCTTAAAAGTGACCGGGGGCGGTTTCCCGCCCCCAGCCTGAGAAAAACTATATAGAATGGGTCTACGCCGTGGTAACGGCGGTGAGCTTCCCCATGCTATTGGAGCAGTCGCAGCCGAGGTTGGCGTACATTTTGAACCACGCCTCGTAGGCGTCGTAGCCAGCCACGGGCTTTACCACCCCGCCGCCCTTATTGTCCCACACGAGCTTGCGCAAGGTGTAGAACTTCAGGTGCGGAAGCGCAATAAAGTAAATGTAGCCGAGGGGGCAGTTCTTGTGAACCATGATCGGGATTTCGCCCGCGGCCCCGCCGACGTACTTGATGGCCTTCCATCCAGCCTTGAGGTCCATCGTATCAATCTGCCGATCCGCCCTGATGAGATCAATGAGCTTGTTGCGGATCGCGTAGGTGGTGAGCATCAGGTCAACGGCTTCTCCATCCGTTCTCTGGTCGATAGCATCGAGGGCTTCCTGAATAGCAGTTTCTGAAACAACAGTAGAAGTCGAGGATTCGTAAGCCTGCCAAATTTCGTTGGCGGTACGGTCGATGCCTTCAAAGTCGCCAAGGTCCGTGTCAGCGGAGTCGATGATGCCGTCGATGCCCATCATCTCGCCAGCCGTGGCCTCGGTAGTGCCGTAAGTAAGAGTTCTGCGAATGGTGTGACCATCCGAAGCGGAGGCGGCAGTAGACGCCATCGTCACAACTGCGCCGGAAATCGACTCTACCGTAAGAGCCGTGGCCCCACCATAAACAACAGAAGCGCCATTGTAAATGTCGAGAACCTGACCAACCCTGAACCACTTAGCAACGTTGCTGGTGTCGGCAACGATGCCGAGGGGGTTGTCTACGGTGACGGCAGTGGTGCTAACGCTAGCAACGTGACCGATGACGCCATCGCCGCGGCCCATGCACTGCCGGTCGATGTCCATCGCAAACGCATTCGACACACCCTTGGTCTCAGAGCTAACGATGTCCACCCAACCGCCCTTCCCCTGCGCGGACTCAATGGAGAATCCGTCTACCTGAATGCGCCCGTAATTGCGCTTCATGTAGATGTACGCCTGATCGAAGGTATTCCGACCAGCCGTGGGCAGAGAGTAGTCATTGGCTTTCCGAGCGCCAACGGACTCAGTGAAGGCAGTCTGCACAGGGATGGTTACCCGTTTGCCCTGCATAGACGTTTCCTTCTTCTCGATCTGCGCCCACAGAGGGGCCTTGTGATACACCTGGTTTACGATAGCAGGTGCATAAAACTCTTTCAGGATGTCCTGAATGTATTGAAATTCCTGTCCAGCCACTTTAATTTCTCGCTAATCCGATGTGTTGCCGGTCCTCATCAGTTCTCTAATGTAGGCTTTGGCGCCAGCATCGGCACCTTTGAAGTCCCGAATTGGTTTCTTTGCCGATTCGGATAACTTTTTCGAGCCTGAAGAGCTGGATTTAGTCCCAGTAATGCTTTTTGAAGGCTGCTTTCGGGCTAGGTACTGCTTAATAACCTCATCGTCATACGCCCGTTTAAACGTAGGGTTGGCCGCCATGACCGCCCTCCCGTGGGCCTCCGACGAATAGTAGTTATGCCCCGCTCTCATTAGGTCTTCGGTGTTGATGTCTGGCCTGGCCAACTTGACCGCAATGGCCTCGTCCACACTGGCCATGGGATAGTCCTTGTCGAAGGACCGTACCTCATCGACCAACCCTTTGAGTTTGGCTTCGCTAGCAGTGTTGCGGAACGCACCCTCGATGTGTCCAAGCCTCTGGGCCTGGGCCGCAACTACCTGTTTGAGTTGGACGGTTTCCTCGGTGTCATCTTCGGTAATCCTCAGCAATTCTGCGGGTGGTCCCTGATGAGACGCCGCGTTTGCGACTTGACCGGAGTTGATCTTCTCCAGGTAATCCTGGATTACAACCGCTCCTCTCTCAACTAATGCCCTTTCCTCTTCTAGCTTTCGGCGGTCAACAGATAATTCGTTGAAAATCTGGTCCGCCCGGACGCCTTTCTGAAGCCCAATGACGATCTCCTGTGGAGAAAAGTCCTTGAGCTTTCTTTCAACGCCCTTAATCGTGAGCACCGCATCTTCACCAACCAACTTAATTGCCTCTGCCTTAATGGCTTCTGCCTGTACCGGCGTAAGCGTCGGAGTCGGCTCCGGCTTAACTTCGGTAGGCTTAACCTCCGGCTCAACTTTCTCAGCAGGCGGCTCTTCCTCGTCCTCCGGGTCCTCGTCGTGATCCTCCGAGGGATCGTAATCATCCATCTCGAACTCGTCGGTGCTCTCTTCCTCTGTCTCTTCTGCGTCGTCTTCCTTCTCGTCCGACGGTGGATTCAGCTTAGCCTGATTCTCGTCGTAGTCGAAGTCGTTTCCCATAATAAATCCTCGTTACATCCCCGGCTGAGGCGTCTCCGGTGGAGTTGGTTGCCCCGCAGGGGTCCCTCCGCCCGGTTCATTGCCCGGTGGCACGGGTGGCGGGGGCATCTGAGCCCTCACCTGTGCAATATGCGCCTCGATATGCGTATCCAAGGCAGCTTTTTGGTTATCGTTTAACTGTTCATAGCGGACGCCCAGGCGTTCCCGCCAGTGAATCTTCAAGTGGGCCGCGTGGTCCTCGTAGGGGTATACCCACCCAACAGTCCCTTGTGCCTCGATGGCCGGGTCGTTAAAGATGATGCTGTTTTCCCGAGAAGCCTTCTTCTCGTGTACCATCTCGTCCTTGAATATCTTATCCGCATTCCCAAACTCCAGCATCTCAAGGGTGCTGCGGTCATCTTTCAGCAACCCAACCTCGCGGAGCTTCATAAGATACTCAATGCGAAGAGCCCTGCTCCTGGGCAGCCCGGCCTGGGACACAACGCGTACATCCGTGTTGCCCTTCAACTGGGCGCCGTGGAACTTCATGACATCTTCACCAGAGTCGTCACCTACCGTCTTGATAAGCCGACTCACCGCATAGTTCTTCTGCACCAACCGCATGGCCAGGCTCCACGCCTCGCCAATGACATGGTTGATGTGGTTGAGCAGCGGGTTTAGGATGACATCATCCTGCTCAAGCAATAGATTCACTAGAGAACCCGACGCATGGCTGGCTCTCTCAGGGAGTTGCCCGAATGATGCCGGGCCGAGACTCATGGTGCTTTGCATATCCGCTTCAAGGCTATTCTTGTAGGCGGGCATCTCAACGGGGAACGGGTCCAGTTTCATCTGATACGGGTCCCCGGCGTTACGGTTGTAGTCGATGAAGACCCCGTAGTCGTTCACCCACTGTTTCTTAGACATCAGAGAGCCTAGGGGCGTCAGAATCTTCAGTTTTGACGCCCTGTCCAAGGCTAGACTCATAATCGCGGCTTGCCGGTTGATTTCCCTCTGCAGAGGGATGGCATCCTTGACTAGGCTCTCGTTATAGGTAAACTCTTTCTCGTAGTTGCTTATGGGGATTAGTCGGTCCTCAATAGCGAAGAACGGGATTTCTCCGTCCTCGTTGGGTCCGTATTCCAATACCTTGGTCCCGGCGAGGATCATGTAAATCTTGGGGGTATAGAAGTACTTTTTGACAACCGTGCGCCCCATGACCTTCTCGTCCTTGGCAGGATCACCCACCTGAAGTTCCAGTTCGTCGTGGGACTCAAGGTCGTAGGCCCGTTCCATTGTGTCGCCCTGTTCCTTGAGGACGCCACGTTTCAGGTTGTACTCGTCTTCCAGGTCTTCCGCATCTACTTCGTCACCGAAGATGAACCACCGCCACTTGTCCCGGTCAAAGTACAGCGGGTCCACGCGGCAGTTGAACGGGCTGATGCACTCGATGCCGATGTCGCCTTCCTCGGTGACCGGCTCAGTCTCTGGGGCATCTGGAGAGGGTTCGGCAGTCCCGGCAAGTTCCTCGGGGCC